AGATCTTCTTTGCTTTTTTTCTAGATACACATTCTTGTGCTTTAGTTTGAAGCTTTATTAATTTTTTCTCTTGCTTGTTCAATAATAATAGTTTCTAAATTATCTGACAGGCGGTTATGTGATATTACAACTGATATTTGTCCTACTACAACAGCTGCAGTAGCTATAGACCAGAATATATAATACCAATTCGATTTAATTTGTCTATATTTCATGGGTAGTTTAAGGGCATCTAGAGTCAAACTCTTTAAACGATGACTGACAGTTAGGTGGTTCAGGATCAATTATACCTTTTCTTCTTTTCCAATCGGAATGCATAGCTTGTAAATACCATGATTGAGATAAGCTGTGTGGACCATCATCTAAAAGTTTAATTTGAAATTTAGACAAAGGCTTCATAGCTTTATATTCATCTTTCCACATAGTTAAAGTAGGTGTTATAGGTATATTAATATGTTCATTAAGGGAAAATAAATAATATAATATAAAGAGGAAGTGGTCTCTGAAAGAGAGCATCTTCCTCCTTGAGGGGCAGGGTCCACCCTTCCCTTCCCCTGTATAAGGGGGCCGTATAGTTAAACCCAAGTGGGGACTACTTTTTTACCAACCTTACCTCTAGCTTTTCTACGTTGATCTACATCCATACCTAAGACCATATGATTAGCAGCAGATTGGGGATCATCTGTCCATGTGTCTAGTATGTCTTGCCATTCTTCACGTCTTCTAGTTTTAATGGATTCGAGTGCAGAGATACCCATTGCGTCCGTGAAATACTTGACGCCTTGGGCCAGACAGTCCAATCTATCATCGTGTTTAACAGCACCTTTTTCTCTACACATTCTCGACATCTGATAGAAAAGCATATAGAGAAGACGTTCTTCCGGAGCTGCATCTTTATTAGAGTTATAATCCCAAGTAATAACGTTTCTATCACAAACAAGGCGGTGTTGATTAAGAATCGGCTCCAAAGAATCAATAATCCTATCTTCTTTTCGAACATTAGCTCTAACCTCTTCTACATCTATAGCTTGTTTGGTTTGTTGCAAATGTTTCTTAAAGAGTTCAGAAACTATACCATCACCAAAGTTAGTTTCGATGACTAGTTTAGTAACATTAAATTTCTTACAACCTCTAAGGATGTCTAACAAGGTAGCGTCACTATATCCGTCCCTATACGCACGCATTTCATGCAAGTAGAGGATCCCATTTCGTTGCGATATGTACGCTGCAGCCGTTTCGTCTGAGCCTTTACCCGATGGGTCAATTGAGCATATTGTTTCTGAGTAATCTTTCCATTCTCCAACAAGTGACATTGGAGAGTAAAAATAATCTCCTGGGAGACCAACTGTGGGGAGGTCTTTAATAACATTACTTGGGTCTGAGCACCAAATGCAGTTCTCGGGAGCTTTAGTGGGATTAACAGAAGTAACAATAAGGTCAGCCATTTTAAGTGGGAACTTCTCTGCATCACTGAGAGAGGTGTCCAACATAAATTGGAGCATAAAGTTTGAACGTCCCATGGACGCTTCTCTTTCAAGTAAGTCATCTTCATTGAATCTATCTGGATCTGTTACTTCCCATGCTTTTGCACCGTTATCAAGATCAGCTTGGAGTTGAGGGGCAATTAATCCTTCGTAATTTGCAAGGGAACGGGGGAATCTTGCTGGCCAGACCATTGGACGGTAGTTACGCTCAGCCAACTTACGATAAACAGTAAAAACAGTCTGAGGAGTCCCAAGGAAAAGAATACGAGAATCATCCTTGGGGGTAAGGATAGATTCAGCTTCTGTACAGAGTTGTAAAAGTTTTTCACGCATTAACTCCGTCATGGAGTTTCCAGGAACCTCTATGTCGTCCAAAATCATTAAATCCGCGCGACTTCCTGTTAGCTGTCCAGTTATGCCCACCGACTTTACGCTTGGGGCTTGGTGTGGAGAACAAAGGACGTCGAAGCTGATGCGACTCCAGCGAGAGTCTTCCGATTTCGGTCTTAGATGTTTGAGCCATGGGGTTTCAATGATTAGTTTTTGTAAGAAGATTGACATGTTATCTGCACGTTCCTTAGATGCAGATATAATCATTATTTTCTTTTCTGCGTCTTTAAATAGTGTCCATAAAACAAAAGCACCAGTAATCCAAGACTTACCAACACCTCGGAAGGCTTGAATCTGAAGCCTTTTGGGACCATGTTGCAGGTAATCAGCAATTGCATATTGTGCTCTTGTAGGGGACGGAAGATCTAACTCTTCCCACAGAGCTTGTAGGAAAAGTTTGAAATCATCTTTTAGGGCGGAGACAATATCTGTCATACTTTCCAACGCTTACCAGATATATCAGATGGTAAAGGTATTGAATCAGCTCCGTCTTTTTTAAGTTTTTTTAAAAGTTCGTTAACTGCAGGATCTTTACCTGAGCCTTTATACATAACACCAGGTATTGTTGCTATTGTCTTCGCTGGAGGGGAAGCCCTCATTTTACCTTTTCTTGGCCCTTTTTTAGCCATGATTACCTCCTAGTTTCTTTCATAATTTCTTGAAGTTCAGCTATTTTCTGTCTGAATTCTGGTATCTGTTGATACTCAGGTAATTTCATTAAATCTGCCATTACTCCTTCTTCGTCTGCAGCAGCACCAAAGAACATCTTTTCACTTTGAGGATCAGCAGGACTTTTCTGTAAAAAGCGTCTAGCTACTGTTGAAGTACCTCTACGTTTTTCTGGAATACCAGCTTCATAGTAAGTTGCAATGGCTTCTATAACTTTATCTGGATCTTCTTCTCGTCTTATGTTTTGTGCATATTCTTGAGTAAACCCATGTTTTTGCTTTGCTGAAAAAGTACCACGAGTACCTTCCATTCTGAATGCTAATTTCTCACTTCCTTCAGGAAGTTTAACTGGAGTATTACCTCGTTTTGTATATAATTTACCATCTACATTTTTATACCAAACAAATCTAGGATTTTTACCTCTACCTGAAATTGGAGGAAGTTTAACATAAATTTCAGTAGCTTCTTTTTGCCAATCACGGAATCCTTCAAAATCATAAGCTCGTTTTGCAGTTTCATGAGCAGCTAAAGGTTTTGTCTCCTCAAGTCCAGCTCCTATATGTGCTGGCTGACCTAAGCCTGTTAAATTTTCAGGTTTATCACCTATTCCAGTTATACCTCTTTTACGCAATCCTTCTTCAATATAATCTATATCTTCTTGAGATCTTCGTCCTATTCTACCATTAGGTAGTTCTTTAGCACTCCAAATATCTGCTTCTTTAGCAGCTGTTTCCCAATGATGTCCTTGTAATTCTAATTCTTTCCACTGACGATTTCTAGCTTCTCCTTTAAAATCTCCTTTAAATGAACGTAATCCAGCTTCACGATCAATACTACTTCTTTGAGATTTAAGAGTAAGTTTCTTCCCTTCTTTAGAATTACGAGTACCACCACTAAGCCTCATAGGATACCCATCTTTATCTAAAACATGACCAAAGATAGACTCCCAACCTGCTCTAGATTGAGCGTAACCTTTTTCACCTGCTTCATGTAAACCTTCTCTAAGTCTAATATATTCAGAAGCTTTCTCTAGTAACTCTTCTGGTGTCCCAGGAAATAGTTTAGCATCTACTTCCCCTTCTACTGTCTGCATTTTACCAGTTGGAGCAGCTTCTAATGATTGTTTATTTGTATTAATAAAAGTCTCTAGTTGCTGTTTTAATCCAGTTGTAGTATCTACAGGATTAACAATTTTATCTAACTGTGTATTTATACGTTGTTGTCTGGATAGATTTTGAGCATTACCAACTACTTCTTCAAGTTGTCCTAAAGGCATGTTTTTTAAAGCTTTAGGATCAACACCTTGCGTTACAGCTTTTTGTAATCCTTCTTCAAAAAAAGGGGAAGCTGCTTTAGCTACCCCTTTAGATAAAGATTTTACCATAGATAGGCCACTCATAAGTTACCTCCTATTATGTTTCTTTTTCCATTCACGATGCTTCTTCTGTAGTTCCCAACGATGGTCATCAGAAAATCCTGCTTTAGCAGCTGGACTATTACGAGTTTTCTTTAAATATTCAGCTTTATCTTTAGCACTTATTTTTAAAGCAGAAGATTTCTTCGTGTTGGTTACTTCTTTATTCTTTGGCTTAGATGAAGATCCAGTGTTATTACCTGAAGATCCAGATTCTTTTTGTTTTATCCACTGTTTCAGGTTAGGTGAGCCTTTTTTACGACCTCCCATCCAATTAAAAACTTCCTTATCTTTTTTATATTGATTTCTTAACTTCCTATAATCTTTGAGGGACCTCTTACTCTCACCTACAAGTTGTCTTTCTGCTCTGTCCAATAGTTGACGCGACCCCCAATCAGCTGCTCCATAAATTACTCCACCTTTAACTGCACCTTTTATATTTTTTAATTTACCTGCATGTTTACTGATTCCAAGACCTTTTTGAATAGCCCTAGTTCCTTTAGCAGCATTCAATTGCTTTTTAGTCAAATTTTGTGATGGTAGTCTAGTTTTCGATTTGATGTTAGGTTGGGTTGTCTTAACACGCTTATCGAAAGATTTAATAGCTTTTGTTTTTCTTGCTTTATCTAAAGCTTTTGCAGCTCTTTCTGCACCTTTTCTTTGGGCTGCTCTAAGTTTTCCACCAATTTTAGTTTTTAATCTTCCTAGTTTTGTAGCAGCTCTTTTTGCTTTAGGGATTCTAGCACCCCGTTTAAGATCATATGGCGATGGTGCAGCTTTTGCCTTGGGCTTAGGTTTAGGTGTAGTTTTAGCTTTGGGCTTAGACCTATTTACGTTTTGGCGGGTGTAAGATTTCCTCTTTTTTTTCCTCATCATGATTTAATCCCAAGTATGTGAACCAGCTTTAAATGCTTTAAGTTGTTCTTTCTTACGTTGTTCTTTCTTGAGTTTTTTATATTTTGAAGGATTATTTTTCTTCAAACGTGCCATCATTCGGGCATCGTTTTTCTTTTTTGTAGCAGCTTCTTTTTTACGTCTTAAATCAGATGCTTCCCAACCACCTTTCATTAACTTTTTTTGAATTCTACCAGAAGCTTTTGTAGTGTCGCCTATACCAGCTTGTTTATTTAATCGTCTTTGAAGAGGGTTTTTATCTGATTTTGTAATGGCGACGCCTTTTTGCCACCAGTTTTGGATTTTCTTTTTAACTGACATGATTAAGTAATGTGTAGTTGACGCCTATTAGGCTTTAATTTTTTATCTTTGCTACGGTGTTTACCTGCAGCAACTAGTTTACCGTCACGATGAGAATAATCCATCCCATCTCCAACAGAACCTTTGTGTCTATGTTTATCAGCATTTCGTCTGATACGTTTAGCTGTTTCAGTCTGCATATACTTTTTCATATATGCATTTTTAACTGCTTTAGCTTCTGGATGGGAATCGTAGTAAGCTTTAGACTTTGCCATATAATCTCCTATTAACAAGTTCTCGATCTACCTTTGGCATTATCTTATTTAACTTGTCTAGGGGATTACCATCATATGCTACACCACTTATATCATTTGCTTTCAGCCAATCACAGGCTGCTTTTAGATCTTGAGTAGTAGCTTGTTTACTCTTAATTCTAGATAAGAATTCATTAGTAACAAGACCATGTAACTCATTGAATTGTTTTTCTGTAGCTTTGGCCATTACATGTTTTCAATCATCTTTCTTTTCTCTTCATTTTGACGTTTTATACGCTCAAGAAGAGTTTCTTTCTTTTTCTTTTTCTTATTGGGGCTTTTATAATCAAGATAGTCTGGACCAGTACGTATGTTAGCCATTATGAGAATAGTTTTGTTTTTACAATTTCTAAGGCTTGGTCATCAAGTTTGTTATCAGTTCTTTTTACATAAGCTGTAAGTAGATCAACTACAAGTTGCTTAACTGAGTCTGACTTCAAGAAGGCGAATAGGATGGGCTTGATTAATAAGATCATTGTTTTAGGGGGTTAAAATAATCCGAACCTTTTCTTTTTAACAGGTTCGGGTGGTAATTCTTTTTGAATTAAAGATGAAATAGGAATTATATCATGGCACATATGAACTAAAGGAGAACCAGGTCTAATAGTAAACCCTTTCTGTTGTAGTTCTGCACACTTAAGTGCACGTATCATTTCATAATCTAATCTCATCTTCTCTTCTTGTCGTGCAGCAATACGTTTACATTGCCTAACACTTTCTCTATCAAGGGGAACCATGAAGTTAATCTGTGCTCCCCAATTTTCTCCCATTGTATAACTGGAAGGTTCCATTCTGCCAGCATCTCCAGGTTCCCATGGTTTCGTATGATTACCCATGTAGAACGGAGAGAAGGTCATTGTAGAACCATTACAGCTAATATTGGGTCCAAAATACTGTCTACTGGCAGCTCCATTATTCTGGAATTGCACAGCTTGATTGGTGACATTTCCCGTTGCTGCCGCAACAGGGTTTGATGTATTATTAGTTTCTCCTTCAGCTAAAACGGGATTCCCTATTGAGAGAAGACCGACAAGGAGGTAGTAGTAGCGTTTGTTGTGATGTTTCTTGTTACATCTATTTGCTCTATTACTCCGGCTGCTCTGGTCACTGTTTCTAATTGAAATGCGTCTCCAGCTGTCTCTATATCGAATACTGTATCTGATCCAGCTATACCTGCAGAAGTGGCGGAAGTTGCTGTAACATTGCTGCCAGTCCAACTGTTTAATGCTCCACCATAGACTTGAGTTTGGATAGTTTCTGTGACTGTCTGAGTCGTAGTCGTAGTGCTGTTCATTGACCCCTGAGTAAACTGGGGTGTAATTGTGTTTGCTCTTGCGGCTGCGGGTGATAACAGTGCTAAGAGAAGAATCCATTTTTTCATTCTTCCTTCTTTTTAGTTGCCATAGGGCAGTTTGTTGGACCTTTATCTTTTGAATTACCAGTAGACAAGCCAAAGGTCGCAAGTGCTCCTGTAAAGACACTGGCAACAAAGGTTATATCTGAGTTACCAGCTTTCTTTATCATAGGTAATTCTACGTAGTTCATAGTAATTATGAACCCGCTCCAAACCACAACTCCAAGTCTGACGAATGTTCCAAGAATTTGGATTTGGTGTTCTTGATCCTCAGCAGCATCTTTTAGCTTTCCGAGGAGTCCTTTTTTTTCTTCCGTTTTTCCTTCCATTTATCAATTTTACCTTGGATGAATTTCTG